CTCTTCCTTTACACAAAATCTAGTGGTAAAACCTTAAAATAAGCTCAACATTTAGATCATTTTAAATTGATCAAGATAATCTCGGACATCATCCGTCATCTCTTTGGGTTTATAGTTTATCACATTTTCGGGTAGGTCTGCAAGATCACGTTTTGGTCTGTCTCTAAATGTGTGAACCTCTACCTCGCCAAAGTTATCTCGAGGTGTGTGTGAAATAGCACCAAATATTGCACCACAAACCGCATCTGCCAGGTCCTTAGACTTTTTGCGAGGGTGGTCTACCCTATTATTTTTCATAATTTTAAGCTGTGTAAGCTCGTCAAACAGTAACTCGATCGAAGGCATGACTAGCCTGTCTTCATAAATAAGCATGGCCATATCTTCATAATGCTTTTTGGCTACAGAAACTGTTTCTGTTCTAATACCAACAGACTTTAATTCATTTTGAATATCGAATGACTGCCAGCGGTCGAAGCTAACCATGCCAAGATCGAAGCCTAGCCTACGTAGGTTTTGAATCCACTGTTTCACCTCTGAAAGATTTACTGGCCCCTCTACCTTTGGCTCCCAATATGCTACTGCATCGACGACCACAATAGGAACTACCTGGTTATAGTCTTTAAGAACCTGCATCTCAACCCACTTGTCAACGTGAGCTATTGCTACAGCACATTTGTCGTGCTGCTGAGCCAAGTCAGCATGAACAAAATATTTTATTTCTGGGTCTGGCTTAAAGCTCTCGTCAAATCTTCTAAAGTTGTCTAAGGGATTACGCATGGTCATTGCATCTCTCACCTTTTCATGCTGCTTAAAGAATGCATCTGAAGCATAGGTGGGAACACAGGCAAACCTCATCATCGCATCACCCATGTCTGTAAAGAAAGCTAATTTAAAATCATCAATAGAACGTGTGGGATTAACTTCCCAGGTGGGTCTCTTGAGGGCAAAGGTGTTGGGATATTTGTAAGAAATGATATGATCTTCATCCCAACTAATGTCTAATGAGTTACCCGGAGAGTCCTCCGCCAGATCTGGATTCATTATATAAGTATGATCTCTGGTGATTACTTCTTTTTCCAAAATACAGTCTTCATATTTGCTTGAAATAAAATCACCAGGATACCTTGGGAAGGACAGTAGGGCTACCTTGCCAAGATCGGGGAAACGAGAATCTACGCTACCACGGAATGCTTTGTAAATGTTGTCTGCTGTTTTACCTTGCTCATTTCCAGTACCAACCTCATTGGCAAAACCAGAAATCTCATCTAGAACGGCAACCAAAAGGTTGAGACCCTCATGGGATTCACGTTCTGAGTGACCAGAATAAACGGTGATAGATTTATCAAATTCAATTGAGTCCATCTTGGCATAATACCTACCAGCAAACCAGGTAGACTTTTCAATCTTAGTCTTTAATCCCTTAAAGAAAACGTTTTTGGCCTGTTGGGCGTTGATAGCTACGTTGATAATGTCAATGGCATCACCAGACGGTTTACCATAATATCTTGCTGGATCTTTTAAGCAGAGTAGCTTATAGACAATAAAAGCTACAGCTACTGTGGAAACGTAATCTTTACCGCTACCCTTGCCAAGCTGTAGAATGATTTCATTTTTAGTATATTTTTTATAATACTGAGATCCTTCTTCAAAACCCTCTAGCTGAATCAAGTCTTCCTTTTTGTAGATTTGACTCATAGCCCGAACAATGTCATACTGAATATCCGATAATGGTGGTTGATTAAGAAAATCTTCCCCCTGAACGAATGTCTTAACATCTACAGGAATTTCTTCAAACGGACTGTCTTGCAGTACCTCAAGAAACTCATCAAACATCGTGGACCACCGTAATGGTTTCACCATCCTTGGCTACTTCAGAAAGTCTAGCCATAATCTTGTCTCTAATTTCTGGATGCTCACTAGCAATGTCCATAAGAATTTGTTTTAAGATATCCTGCTTGCGTTCAATCTCCATCATTTCTTCGGCCAGCTCTTTATTCTCCAGCAAACCAGCTTTTTGAAGCATTTCAATACGCTTTGACTCAATGTCCATTACCAGCTTGATAGCACCTGACTTAGATCTAAGATCTCCATTGGTATCTGCATCATCAATAACCTCATAAGATTTAGAAATTAATCTGCTGTAATGTTCGTCAGCAGCGGTCAGGGCCTCTCTGGCTCTAGATCGAATTGCATCATTCGCTGATGCCATCTGTTTCCACTCAGTTAAGTATTCGACGACCTGTTTGCGTGGAATGCTTAGTTCTTTAGATATCTTGGTGGGATCGCTTCCCTTAAGATATTCTCCAACAACCTTGTTTACTTTATCTAGATGCTGAACAAGCTCAGTTTCAGGATTTGTTGACACGCTTAGCCCTCTTGCCTTTCTGAGGAATTCTTTTTACCCTGTCCTGTTTGAAAGCACGAAACTGTTGAGGCTTACCCCTAAACATTTGAAAGCAGTCTACCCAAGTTGCACCAGTAGTAGGGTTTGTGGTAACTCCCCTAAACATAAATTTTGTACCATACTCACCCTTAATTTTAATAAGGTCTCCAGCATTAATAGGGAATCCATCTGCCTCCATGTATGGCTCCATGGTAAAGGGGCTTTCTTTGGTGGCTACCTTTTTACGACTACGCAATTTTACTCCTTGGCATGTGGTTTAGTTTCATGTAGTGAATTACCTGATACTCTATTATACATGCTCTCGGAGTGGAAGTCAATAAGGTTGTCTACCCCTGTGTAGGATAGTGCACTCCTTAGCCCGTTGCTAAAATCATTAAGAATATCGACTACGCTACCCACAAAAGGAACCCTAGTTGAGATACCCTCTACCCCAGATACAACCCCTCTACCAGCCTCCTGTGCCTCCCTAGACGCCATTCCACGGAAGACCTTGTGCCCATCTACAACCTCTCCGGGAGACTCTTCTGTGCCAGCAAGCATTCTTCCGATCATTACAGCGTGGGCACCAGCAGCCAAAGCTTTGGCGGCATCTCCAGAATTGCGAATTCCACCATCTGCAATCAGGCTTGGCCCCTCCTCATAAGAAACCCTATTCCTAATATCTAAAATAGAAGCTAGGGTAGGCACACCATGAGCACTGACAACTCGTGTGGTGCAAACAGAACCTCCACCAATACCAACTCGAATAGAGTCTGCTCCAGCATCGCCAAGCCTGGCAAAGCCATCCCATGTAGCGACGTTCCCCGCCATAATGTGAACCTCTTCGCCTACCTCGTTACGGAGAGATCTTACTGCCTCAATAGCATTTTCGTTGTGGCCATTAGCAACATCTATTAGAATTAGATTTGCTCCAGCCTCTAAAAGCTTTTGAGCATCTTCTAGAAATGAGCCACGAGCTCCGACAGATCCTCCAATATTAATTGATCCTGGCTGGCCCCTAGACATTCTAGTCATTGTGGCCTGTTCATCGATAGGCATATATCGATGCAGAATTCCCATACCGCCAGCTCTGTCCATGGATTCTACCATTTGCCACTCGCAAACAGTATCCATGGGTGCTGCGATTACTGGAAGGTTTAAGTTTAAATTGTTTTTTAAAGTAACAGAAAGTGAAACGTTCTTTCTGCTTTCAACCTCAGAATATTGAGGCACCAATAAAATGTCATCAAAAGATAGTTGTTCTTTGTTGCTATACTCTTTCATCTCTCTCCTTAGCAATTAAAAGTAATACCAAATATCCTACAAGGTCAAAGATTGTGTCATCTCCTGGATACTCATGACCTCTCTGTACCCTGGAAAGCTTGTCATCAATGCGAACATACAGTTGCTCGATTGTGTCTGTTTTAGAAAAAACTCTTACGGGCTCAAGAGCCGAGTCTCCGTATGCCCTATTCTTATCGATCAGCATCTTTTCGATGCCTCGCATAACTTCTGTAATTCTATTCTCTGTTTGCTTGCTCATCAGTTGGTACTACCCCTAGTCTCTTCCAACATTTAGTACAATTAATATATGTCATACCCGTAAACGGACAAGATGCTTGATGATGCTCTTCATGTTTGCACGTAAGTCGTACAAACTGCATCTTTATTACCTTGGCAAAATGCTTAATAATTCTCAACGCTTTGACTTCCTTAATCCAAATTTATCTAAATATATATAAATTGTTTTTAAACTTACCCCACACTCTGTTGCAATTTCTTGTGGAGTTTTGCGTTCAAGCTGATATCTTTTACGCAACCAGTTTTCATTTAAGTATAGTTTAGCAGCCAACATAACCTCCTGTCAATTTAGTTTATCCCAATTATGTAAAGCATAATGTCCAATGCCGATAGCATCAGCAACGTCATTGTCTAAAATAAACTTGTCGTATTGTATCTCAACAAAATGTATAGTCCTTTGCTTACGCCACTCTCTTTCTTGAGCCTTGTACCAGGAATCACTTTTGCCAGGAGTCTCATCTCTAATCATTTTCTTTTCTTCTTTGCTCAGTCTTCCGTTACCAATAAAGGTTTGCCAAGCAATGGGATTGATGGATTTAATTTTCTTTACCCCCGCTACGCTCATGGCTCCTAGCATTGCTCCTTGCACTAAGGCAAGATCTGCTGCAGTTTTTGGACTATTGATAAAAACAGTGTGTTCAATGACAATTGCGTCTGGAACTCCATAAGAGTCGAAGAAAGCTTGTGTTTTAGCTGCTGCATCAGCGACTTTTTCATAGGTACTGGCTCCTCTAAATTCAATTTTTCCTATAGCCTCTAGATCATTACGATTGAATGATGCAAAAGCCAGACTGTTTGTGCTGGCATCAATTGCACATATGGTTGCGGGTTTAGGATTGATCTGATTGATCTTTACCATCAGCCATCCCCTTAATTTCTTTTAACATCCTATTTACTTCTTTAGGATTTATTAAGCAGCTGTGACAAAGTACATCATCATTATATGCAGATAACTTCTTACCGCACTGTTTGCACTTTCTATTTTGCGACATCATCTTATGGCGACGAGCAATAGCGTATCTATCAGCGATTTTTTCTTTTGTCGCTTCTTCTCGACATTGCGGTGTGCAATATATCTGATAAGATACTTTAGATTCAAATGCGGCATCACACCATTGACAGTGCTTCATCGATAGGCTCCAGCGAGTTAATCTTAATTTCTCCCTCACCAGCCTGATCGCAAACTGCCCGAAGAGGACATGTTTTGCAAATCTTTGAATTA